AGGGTGCTTTAGGGTGTAAGTGATATTCCCGGCCTCGTCTATAACTGCGCTACCCTTTGTTATCTGTTTAATAATGCGGTTCTGGACCTGCTCGAAGGACTCGCGGTCCTCCCCAGACATAGCGTCCACATTGTCGTCTATGTCCCACTCATCGGCGAATCTTTTAAACTCCGCTTCTGCTGCTTCCTGAGCTACTACTTCTCCTGTATCCATAATGCTATACTCCCCTATTTAAGTTTTAGCGGCCCTCCTGCCCGGTAGACTTATCGACCCGAGCCACGAATAGGGTGGGCTATAACTCCCTCGACTCAGAGGGTCACTGTAATTTACTGCCTTGTCAAAATACCCGGTCCCATAAAAGATACGGTTGCGGTTGCGTTCTGCGAGCTTGTCTGGGTTTCGCCTACTATCTGAGCGGTGCCTTGGTAAGTCTCCCCCGATGCATAAGTTATAGCAAGAGGCTCGAAAGAGTTCCCGTTCTGGCCGTCCTGTAAGAATTGTGCATCGTCCTGGGCATCATCTATATCGACGGTAAGCCCATCAAGCGACAAAGGTACGCGGGTTTTAATCAAGCGAGCTGTGCCGTCTCCGTTCGCCTGTACTTCATTCTCAAAGCCGCCGAGCTTTCTCTGTACTTCGGCATCTGCCGCGACGGAGAAAGTACGACCCCGCCAGGTTATTGATTCAATAGAGCCACCTACACCCATGATAAATACCTCCTTAAGTTTTTAAGCTACTACCGGGGCCGTCCCAAAGAAGAACCCGAAATTGAAATCTATAGATATAATATTTGTGTTACCGGCCAGCTGCACGGTAAAGACCACATCGAGCCTCTTAGGATTCGACTCGTTAATATTAGCCGTTATGCTGGCCTTAGCCGTAACTGGGTCGCTTATGATAGCGTTAAGCCCCAGACTATCCACAAGGGACGCTATGGCTGCTACCGCGCTCTTAGGCTTCTTAGCGCTACGGTTTGTGGTTGGCTGATCGTCCGGTATAAGCGGCGCGCCGTCCCACTCAGGCGTAACGAATATGAGGTCCAGGTTAAAGAGGATATTTTGCAGTTTAATTATATCGACTACGTACCTGTAAGCCGGCGTAGGATCTCCGCTCGGGTGGTAAAAAGTAACCGTGTCCGAGAGATTTATAACGCCGTCCCTTACCTCTATCGTAGAGCTGCCGCCTTTTACAGCAAAGTCGCGCTCTAAATAGTTCCACTGGCTACCGTCGGCTCCAGGCGTTAAGCCCGAGGCGTCCCGACTACCGTAGTCTACGGGTGGATTATTATTTGCTACTACTGCGATACGTGCGAGCTGCCGGGCTGCCACAATGAACGGTAAGTCGTTGCTGGCTGGTGCGACAAGCTGAGCGTTTGTCCTGTCCGACTTACGCGCATCCGGTACCGCTATAGCCGAAGCTACCGACGTCGCTGTATTTCCAGTAAAGACTATAAGCGGCTTACGTACCAGCGCGCCCCAGCGACCCTCGCCGAAAGTGCTATATAAGTCGAGAGTATCTGTGTCGGCTACGTCCATGCAATTAAGCATAAGCGTCTCCCATACGTCGCCAACCTGGTCGAGCGCATCATGTACTTCCGTGTTAGTGGTGACGCCTAATGGCTGCGTTATAGTAAACACATTGCCGGCGAGGTCGTCTGCTACGATCTCTACCTGGATATCGTTAGCACTTGCGCCTTTCCACTTAGACGTAAAGTCGAGTACTGTCGTACCGTCTACCGCTATAATAGGCATTTCGAGGACTGCATTAATAGCCGTCTCCATGGCCGCGGTTATGACAGCCACAGAATCGCCTACTGAGATAACGAAAGCCTCGGAAAGTATATTATTAACACTTACTTTGAAAGAGGCCTGCGCGCTCGGAGACCCGGACGGCGTTATATCGCCCGTAGAAACTATGCCTGAGCCGTCGTCATCCAGTGGGTAGACCGTTAGGGGTATCGACCCCAGGCCGTCGCCGTTAGTCGGTAGTAGCCGGAGGGCGGCAAGATGTAGAGGCGACCCGAAGCCGTAAGTTTCTCCGACTTGGAAAGCGCTCGTAACTACTGCCTTATCGTTACTATAACTCGCCTGCGCTACAGTAGTACCCTGCCCGACGAGTGCGACCCGCTGCGGTAAAAATACCACATTGCCCGCTCTAAGATTTTTAAACGCGGTCGTTATACCGACTACCCGCGCTACTGCACTTGCGTCTACTGACATAATACCCTCCCTTTTTTATGTATAATTGTAATTAGCTGCGAGTACTATCTCGCCGTCTTCTGTTCGTTTTACGTCGACGTTTAGCTCTTCAAGTGTTACCGCCGTGGGTTGTGCTACCGTCTCTATATGGTCTACCCTTAACGCTATTCGAGCACCGGTTACATGCGCTACCGGGCGTCCGTCAATCTGCGGCGGAAATACTGTAATATTCTGCGGCCACCTGAGGCCGACTATCCCGCGAGTTAAAGCTAGGTAAGCATACAGCGGGTTCATTATGATATTACGTACGAGGCGGATAGCCCTCTGCACCTCTATAGCCGACTCTTTATCGCCGAGAAAGTGGCCGCCGGCCGGATTGTCTCCACTAAAGCCTACACCGTAGCAATCTATGTTATAAACCGATCCGGCTACTTGTTTTTCAATGGGATTGCCCTTACCCATAGGGAAAGAGCCGTTATCATACCACACGTTTACTATCGGGCTATCGTCTATAGTACTCGTCGAATTAACGTCCCGCCACTCTTCTATCGGATTAGACCGTTCTGTAAAAACTCTAAGTTTCCAGAGTTTAGGATTTTTTTTATTAGCTGCTTTCGCTAGTGCCCGCTGACTGTCTGACTCTAAAACCAGTATAGCCGCTATCTGATCCCGGACGATCTCAAAATTATCTTCCTTATCTATAAGCGCGTCTATCGGCATTTAGTCTTGTCCCTATATATTTCTAGCGTGCAGGTTATAATACCGAGGCCCCTGTCCGGGTGCCCCTCTTGTACTTTAAATGTAAACGGGTTGCCGTTTATATCGTTAAACTGTACCAGCCACGGTTTACGCGTGTCGTCTTGTATCGCCTCTGGTAGTGTAGTAAATCCCGCCGCGATAAGCGACGATATTCTTAGAGCTACTGAGGCCGTGCGGACACTTACCGCTGTCCCGGTATCTGGATCTAGTGAAAAACTTATATCATTTGAAAAACCCTTGAGGGGCTTAGAGAGCCCATCGGGGCTTGTTATAGTAATGGGGTAGCCGAAACCTGTAACGTCGTCCTCTAGGATCCCGTTAAGATCGGCCTCGGCTACTGCCCGGAGACTCATTTTACTATTTAACCTCTACTATCGCGCCACTTTCGATAAGCCTGTCGAAAACCTCTTCGCCGGCTTCACCGTGGCCAAAGTACTCAGGCTTAACTCTGTCGCCGGCTTCCAGGATACCCTTTTTACAGGATATACATTTACCCTCGGCGATAAAGTGGCCGCGTTTAGCGGCGGCCCCAGCTTCTTCGATTGCTTTAGCGGCTGCCTCTTTTTCTCTTTTAATTTTAGAGGCCTTATCGTTAGCGGCTTTTTTGGCCTTTTTCTCGGCCTCGGTCTCTACCTTCGGGGCTATCTCGGCCTCGGGTAGCGCCACGCTGGCCGGTACTTCATCGGCTGCAGGAAGAGAATCAGGGGCTTTCGCCCCGTCCTCTTTCCTTACTGCGCCGGTCTTTTTATCCTTTTCCATATCTACCCCCTATTAAGGCTGTACGGTGTTAAGACAGCCGAAAGTGTCGATAGCTGTCGGGATCATTAACGGTCTGGACGATACACCCGCGTACAAGTTCTCGCCGGTCTGATCTATCCACGCGTTCGGGAAAAGATCCATACCGCCTGCCCTACTGGAGACCCTTGTGGGTAGGAAAGGTGCAACCCTCGCGTCTGAGGGTACTATCCTCGGGACTGCCCCGAAAGTAGCGTCCATACGCCCGCTAGAGGCTCTTACGACGACCTTAGTAGGTGTCAAGAACTCGGTAGATACACCAGTCTGAGGATGCTTGTACCGTCCGTCATAAGTCCACATACTCAACCTACAGTCGCCTATAACTATCGTACCCATGAAGGTAGCGCCCTCGCCTCTTCTTTCTGGGGCAATGCCACCGAGTTCCATGCGCCTATTATCAAGTAACGCCAGCACATCGGTATCCAGAATAAAATTATTCCACGCTGTTATCCCGAACCAGGCCTCGTCGGCTTTAGTGAGACCGTCTTTACGTATAACGGTGCAGAGATTTAGCAGGTCCGCGAGAATGGTATCGCTAGAAGTACCCCACGTAACGGCCGTCTGCGGAAAGTGCGTCGCTTTAGGCTTATAATCCAAAGTATAGAGCGACTTACCGGCGGAGTCTATAAGCGTTACGGTACCAGTCTGTAGGACCTGTGACGCCTGCAGCTCAATAGCCCGGTGGATCTTTCTGGCGGGTTTAGGCATACCCCTAAAGATTCTCGCCGTAAGTCTCGCCTGGAAGGTCGTGTTAGCGAAAGGATCATCACCCGGCACCCTCTCAAGGAGAGTATGTGCGTTAATGGTGATCGCCTCTTTAAAGATAGGCGGTATAAACTCTTTATTTGTGCTGAGGTCGGCCTGGTTCATATGGTACCCGGTGCTCAGGTCGATTATAGCTACCGCTACATCTTCCTCACTCCTGATAAGGTCAAGCTCGACCGATTCCGTATCATGGAAATTTTCCGGCGGGCTTACAAATACTCCCGACATAAAAAGAGTCGGGGGCGCTGTCTGCTCGTACGCCCTTAGCATACGCTTTGTACTTTTATCACTCATTAGCTTTTATCCTCCTCTCTTTATTTACGCGTTATCCGCGATGTTAAGTTCCTGTACGTCTTGAGAGACAATAGTAAAGCCTCTAAGCTGGTCCAGGATAGCATCGGTAATATTGCTGCCGTCGCCGTCCGCGTCGATAATAAGCTTTTCCTTACGTACTTCGCCACTTATCGCCGGTCTGAAAGGCTCGTCGCCTGCGCCTGCCGCCGTAACACCGTCTGGAGGCATTATCGCAGTAGGTACACCCGCTCCGGCTACTCCGCCGATAACGAAGGGTACCATAAGGCCATTTTCTACTACGACCATGGTAAACGTGTCGTCCGCTGCGAAATCGGTACCACCCTCGGTAATTGCCATAGTCAGGCCTGCCTCGTTAAAGGTCGTAACCAACCCAGCGCCTACCCTAAGAGTAAGGTTATCAGCTACTATGTTACCCTCGGGGTCTGTAAGCTTCCATACGCCACCCTCTGCTATAGCGAAAGTACATTTAAGTATCCAGCTGCCCGGGATAGGCACTTCGTCCACACCCACTACGGTGACTACCATAGTACCATTGCCGGTTCCGGCGGGGGTATCCACTACAGCCACATCTACCGCCCGCCTTGCGAGGAGTGTACCTCCGACTACCGTACCCGCTCCGGCGAACGTAAGGAGCTCGTCCGTAAACAAGTTATTACCAAGTAGTACTGTACTTAGATCGTTATTGGTGATCCCTACCAATCCATTTTTTGACATTATGCCGTCACCTCCTCGTCATACCCGAGAGCTGCACAAACCGCGTCGGCCACTTGGTCGTCTGCGCTTGGCCCTCCGGGTGTCGCCGGCGTCTCAAGATCGTCCGGGTTATCGCCGAGTCTAGCTGCGAGCTCGGCCTTTTTCATACCTGCGGCCATATACGTAGCATTTAAGCCGGCCGTCATTTCGGAGCCCTCGCCGATAGCTTTAACAGCCGTCGCCATGTCGCCCGAAGCTTCGCCCATCGTAAGATGAGCGGAGACTCTATCGCGCTCTTTACTCGCGCCCGAAGCCTCCCCTATCGCCAGCACCGCTGCGAAGGTCGCGGGGTGCTGGGCTTGTAGTTCTTCTTTAGTCATACCTATTACCTCCCTTGTATTTTTGCCGTTAGTGGCGTTTGTATTATTTGTAGGCGTTACCGCTGTCGTGCCTGTGGTAGCTTGCGGTATACTACCCGCTATACCGTCTATCATACCTCTTTTAACGGCTTCCCCCGCGAGTATCATCGACCCCCGGCCGAAATCAGAGTTAACCTTTTCTATAGTGGTGCCTCGCCCCTTAGCTATGGAGCTGGCTAAAATCTCGTGCATGGCATCCAGGTATTCCCGGACTGTAGCTTTACCTGCCTCCGTGGTTACGTCAGGGGCTTTGTCGGGGGCCTCTGTACTCGTAATAGTTACCTTATCCTCGTCTATCCTCATCTCTGTAGCTATGCCTACGCTCCCTACTGCTGCGGCCGCGTTAAACGCTGA